ATATCTCTGATAAAATTAATTTAAACTTAGAATATATTTATAGATGTGCATTAAACATTACTTTTAATTTTGGTCTTGTTAATAAGTGTTTAAGTCATGTGGATCACCCATTTGCACATAGGCAGGTGTTAATTTATTTAAATGATTCAGATGGAGATACAGTTTTTTTAAATAAAGATAATACTGAAACTAAAATAAAACCTGAAGCTTACAAAATCATAGTTGCAAAAGATACTCAACACTATCAATTTTTTCCTACTAAAGGGATTAGAAAAGTTTTAATATACACAATAAACGTATGAAAATAGTAGATAATTTTTTGGATGAAAAGAACTTTAATAAAATAAAAGATGTAATTTTTTCTACCAATTTTCCTTGGTTCTATAATAAATCAGTAAATACATCAGATAATAAACATAGTTATTTTACACATTTAATATATTTTGAAGACTCTGTAAAAAGTCAACATTATGTAGATTTGCTTCCGCTTTTGGAGAAAATTAAAATAGACACTTTGTTAAGAGTTAAAATAAATTGTTATCCAAGATCCACAACTATAGAAGAGCACGCTCCGCATATTGATTATAATTACAGTCATAAAGGTGTTTTGTTTAGTCTTAATACTTGTGATGGATACACAGGAATAAATAATAAAAAAATAAATTCTACAGAAAACAGGGCTTTACTATTTGATCCATCTGTTTCTCATTTTAGCACTAATTGTACTAATGCGGGAGCTAGGATAAATATAAATATAAATTATGTTTGAAAATAAAACTTATCCAATCTTTGGGTTTCCGACTTTTATATCGTCATTAAAAGACGATAAGTTTGATAGAAAAGGTATTATTTCGTCAATAGAAAAAAATTATAATATAGATAAAAAAAGAAACTGTTGGGATGAGGGTAATCTACATCATTCATTGTTTGATGAAAAAAATAATAATAGATTTAATAAAGTAGATTTTAAAAGTTTAATTCCAATATATCATAAACATATTATAGAATTTACTGATAGACTAGATTGGGATAGACCTCCAAGATATACGTTTGAAATAGTTAACTACACTTGTATGAATGAAGGTGGCAGCATGCCTTTCCATGTTCACAAAAAATGTGATTTTTCTGCAGTGCACTATTTACAATACGATTCAACAAAGAATAACTCAACGCGGTTTCTAAATCCTCAAACTTATTTACCCGATTATATTGAGGCACAGCACCCCTCAATGAAAAAACTATTAAATTCTCATCATAATGTTAATTCATTTCTTTTAAAAGATTGGATGTTTAAAGTTTGGCAAGATGATCTAATTATATTTCCTGCTTTTTTAAGACATGATGTTCCAGAGATAAAACAAACCAATAAACTTAGAATGACAATTTCATTCAACATATCATTACATGCTTGATATTTTTAAAACTGCTATACATGAGGAAACTGTTGAAGACGAAAATATTGACAAATATTTTTTGGATATTTTAAATCAATCAGATTCTGGCGTGCAAATAAGTAATAGAGGTGGTTTTCAATCTAGATCTTACTCACAAATAAATACAGAGGTAGAGAAAAAATTGTTTATAGCTCCGGCTGTAAATTACATTAATGCAATGGGTTTAAGTAGAAACGTTAAAATTAAAACAATTAATTATTGGATTAATGTAAACAGCTTTGGTTCATACAACTCAGTTCATCATCATTTACCTAGAAGTATTTCTGGTATTTATTTTTTAAAGACACCTGATAAATGTGGTGATTTAGTTTTTTTAAATAATTTTACCAATAAAAATGATGGTTCTTTTTTTTCAAAAACTGAAATATCTTCGTATTATAAAACTAAATATTATATAACCCCAAAGAAGAATAAGGTTTACTTATTTCAAAGTGATTTAAGTCACATGGTAGAGCCGAATCTTTCTAAGGAAAAAAGAATAAGTGTGGCTTTTAATTTAGATCTTATAGAACCGTAATGAAAATTTTAGAGAGATTTTCCAAACACTTGAGCGGCATAGAATATCCAAAGGAAAAAACCTCTTGGAATATTGCAGGTATGTTGAAAGGTAAAAATGCTTTCTATAGATTTGATGTCAGAGAAATGTTTAACATGCCAAATGGAATACCGGCGCAAAGTGGACGTCTTGATTCACAGGCTCAAAAAATGGTTATTGAAGGTGAAAAAGAATGGCTTATTTTAGATCTTGAAGAGCTTCATGAATATATACGTAGAGAAAAGAAGAAAGAACTATACATAAACGATTTGATATCAGATCTAGAATGGACTATATTTTTGACCAAAAACTAGTATAGTGGGGAGATATGGCATTAAAAAAAGTAAGATTTCAACCAGGTTTTGATAAACAAGGAACTCCCTCAGCTTCTCCAGGTAAATGGATTGATGGAGACTTTGTTAGATTTAGATATGGTATTCCTGAAAAGATCGGTGGTTGGCAACAATTAACTAACGATCAACACACTCTTCCAGGTGTAGCAAGAGCGCAACATGCGTTTACTTCATTAGCAGGAGAAAAGTATGCAGCTATCGGAACCTCTCAAGGTTTGTTTTTATATTATGGCGGTGCTTTTTATGACATCTCCCCTTTGGATACCACACTAGCGGGCACAGGAACTTTTACCACTTCAGCTGCAGCCGGTGCTACCGTAACAATTAATTTTACAAGTCATGGATTAGAACCAGGTCGATACATTGTTTTAAGTTCTGTGTCGATGGGAGCCAACACAACTTTAACAGCAGATGATTTTACTGCTCATCCATTTGAAATTTTAACTACAACTTCTAACTCTTTTACTATAAGTTTAACTAACCCTGCAGCCGGTGTTACAACAACAGAGAATAACGTAACAGGAATGAGCAATGGCGGATCTTTACAAATCTCTCCTTATGCCGAAGTTGGTCCAACAACACAAACTCTTGGCTATGGTTGGGGCACATACTTGTGGGGTGACTCTACATGGGGAACTGCAAGAACAACATCTAACGTTATTCTTGAGCCAGGTAATTGGTCTTTGGATAATTTTGGAGAAACTTTAATAGCCACAATCGCTAATGGTAAATCTTTTACATGGGATGCAGGAGCTGTTAATCCACGAAATAATAGAGCCACTCTAATGACAGGGGCACCCACAGCTTCTAGACTAACTATCGTGTCGGAAACTGATAGACATTTATTTCATTTAGGAACTGAGACAACTATAGGTAACGCTAGCACGCAAGATCCTATGTTTATTAGATTTTCTGATCAAGAATCTACATCAGTATATGCACCCACAGCTACAAACACAGCAGGTACTTTTCAATTAGATAAAGGAAATAAAATCGTAGCTGCTGTTCAAGGTAAAGATTATATTTTAATATTAACCGATCAAGCTGCTTATATTGCACAGTTTGTCGGCCCACCTTTTACTTTTAGTATTAGACAAGTAGGAACTAACTGTGGTTGTCTTGGACAGCATGCTCTTGCTTTTGCACAAGGGGCTGTTTATTGGATGGGTACATCAGGCGGTTTCTTTCAATACGATGGTACAGTAAAACAATTACCATGTTTAGTTGAAGATTTTGTATTTACTACAGGAGATGGAAATTTAGGTTTAAACTTTAATTCAAGTGAGATTGTCTACGCAGGACATAATAGTTTATACACAGAAGTAAATTGGTTTTATCCAAAATCAGGATCTAGCCAAATCGATAGAGTTGTTACTTATAATTATGGTGAAGCAAGTTGGTACACAGGATCTTTAGATAGAACGACGTATCAAGACTCTGATGTATTCACTGAGCCTTACGCAACTAATTATGTAGGTAAAGATGAAAGCGGAACAAATGATCCATCTGATACTCCGTTATTTCCAATATCAGGAATTACTAATAAATATGGAGCTACTGTTTATTACGAACATGAAACAGGCACAGATCAAATTAATAGCACCGGCACAAGTGCCATAGCTGCGTTTATTAGATCCTCTGATTTTGATATTGACGATGGAGAGTTTTTAATGTCGATGAGAAGATTTATACCTGACTATAAACAAATCGTAGGTAATTCTTTAATTTCATTATTTATTAGTGACTTCCCGTCACAGACTCAATCAGTGTCTCCGCTAGGACCATTTACTGTTACAAGCACAACAACTAAAATAGACACAAGAGCAAGAGGCAGACTGCTTAGTGTAAAAATAGAAAACGAATCAGTTGGTGAGACATGGCGATACGGATCTCTAAGACTTGATGCACAACCCGATGGAAGGAGATAACTATGCCACTAACACCTAAAGGTAAAAAAATTATGAAGTCTATGAAAAAACAATATGGTAAGAAAAAAGGAGAACAAGTTTTTTACGCTTCAAAAAATAAAGGTAAAATTAAAAGAGTAGATAAGAAGAAAGCATAATGGCTAAAATAACTATTTACATACCTGAACCTGCAGAGGATTATAATCCACAGAATCTAAGACAGATTGTGGAGTCCTTGACAACACTAAAACAACAACTTAATTTTTCTTTTCAACAAGATTTAAAAAACGAACAGGATGCATTTAACTATTTTTTATCATGAGTATATTTTATAAAAATCAAGGTTTCAAACAAGTTGATACAAGCAAGACTACAGTGCTTACTTGTCCCACTGATGGTGCAATTATAATTAAAAGTATATATTGTGCAAACAATGATGCATCATCAGGTATTGTGGTAAATATGAATTTTGTTGACTCATCAGATTCTAGCACTGAATATGAATTTTTTAGAGATGAAGTAGGTGCTAAGACACAAGTAAATGCTTCACCTCAAGGCTTGAACTTAGAAGCAGGTGATGCTATAACTGTGCAAGCAGCTACAGGCAGTAATAAAATACAAGGTCTGATAAGTTATGCTTTAATAAACAGAGAGAATGAAAACGGATAATATAACCAAAATTAAATGCGAAACTGTTTATACTTGGCGCAACAAGAAAACAGGAGAAGTTTTTAAAGAGAAGAAAGAAGGTCCTGATATTGTACAAGACTGCACTGTGACGGTAGACCCAAAAGGATTAGAAATAATACAGAAAGTAATGCAACAACAGAATGATAAATCAAAAACCTAAAGGTGGTACTGAACTACAATTAGAATACCTATCTAAATACGTTGATAAAGAACTATTAGATAAAATACAGATTACTACATCTGTCCCTGAAAAGATTCCATTACATCCAAATAAACCGAATGTCTTATGGCAAAAGAATTCTTGGGATCAACCAAACATTTTCCCCTGGTTCAATGATCCCAAGAATACCACTAAGTATGACCTGTATGTGTTTAATTCACATTGGAACTTAGAACAGTTTCGTAAAAAATTTAAGATGCCTTTAGATAGATGCACAGTAATTAAAAATGGTATTGATGAAATACCTATAAGAAAGCCATATCAACAAGGCGAACCCATAAGACTTATACACCATTGCACGCCATGGCGAGGACTATCAGTGTTGCTTGGTGCTATGCAACTTGTAAAGAGTAATGTAATTTTAGATGTGTATTCAAGCTGTGAAGTATATGGAAAAGACTTTGCAGAAAAGAATGACCCACAATATCAAGGTCTATACGATCAAGCCAAACAATTAAAGAATGTGAACTATGTAGGCTATAAATCTAATAGTTATATTAAAGAACATTTAAAAGATTATCAGATGTTTGTTTATCCAAGTATATGGGAAGAGACTTCTTGTATCTCAGCTATTGAGTCAATGGCTGCGGGTCTTTATTGTATACTCACGGACCTTGGAGCTCTCTATGAAACTTGCGCAGAGTATGCGTTGTATATTCCTTATGACAATGATTACAGGGCTTTGTCTCAAAAATTTGCTTATGCTATTGATGCGGTCGTGCCTACTTTATCAGACCCTTCCTTACACGAACATTTAATGTTACAATCAGAATACGCAAGAAAGTATTATGGTTGGTCTAAGCAAGGTCTCAACTGGAAACGAACATTGGAAGGATTAATAAATGGAAAATAACGAACCGATATGGTTTGGTGAAGGTGTCGAAACAATAGACCTAACCACTAAACCAACTATGGTAAACCCTAAATATAAAATCATGGTGTGTACACCAATGCATAGTGGCGCAAGTATTCACTATGTTCAATCTATGCTTAAATTTCAACAAGCCTGCATTATGAAAAATATTGTTGTTAGTTTTACTTTACTTAAATCGTCACTTGTCCAACAAGGCAGAAATTTATGCGTAGCTGATTTTATAAGTCATAAAGATAATTATACTCATCTTTTGTTCGTAGACTCCGATGTAGATTTTCAACATAAAACTATATTTACCATGCTAGAAAAAGATAAGGATATTATAGCATGTCCTTACCCTATGAAATTTTTAGATTGGGATAAGATGTTTAGAAAGCTTCAAAAATTT